GCGGGAGTTGGTACGGCTGGTTCCGGGAGATACACGGTCCCTGATCAAGCAGTTCTTTGATCTTGACATGAGTACTCCGCAAGGGCGTAGGCAGTTTGAAGGGCTGTTTGGGCACCTGCCTGAGATACAGACACCAGAAGGGCGTGCGGCCTTCGGGAAAATGCTTGAGGAGGACCGTATCTCTGGGCGTATGACGAATGCGTTAGTGGGGAAACTTTATCGTTCAAGCGATAACGCTGCCATCCACATCATGACGCAGGAGCGGCGGGGGGTACCAGGGATTTCGTTTGAGGATGCCCAGAACTTTACCCTGACAGGGAGACCAGTAACTGAAGCAGGGCAAGGAATGTTGCGTACCTTCTCTCCGCAGGACCTCCCAACAGGGGGCGGCGGGAATCCCTTTACCCGAGGGCTGTCCAATCCCTGGTTGCAGAGTGGGAAGCGCTTAGTCTCTGCGGTGCCCCGGGTAGGGATTAACATGGCTGAGCAGGGCCTCATGCGGACTGTCGCTCCGATAGCCCAGGCCGGGGAGACACTCTTCCGGCGGGGACAGGGCTTACCGGCGCTGCCCACAGGGCGTGGCACCTCGCGTCCACTCTATAGTGGGTCCCTCGCTGAAGGGGCCTCAAAGGCGCTGACAGGCGGCCTTGGGATCGGGGCAGGTTATGGCCTCAGTGACAAGTTAGATTGGCGTACGCAGCCGCTGGTGACCGCTATGGCAGGCCCGTTGGCGGTGCCCTTCATGCTCGGGGCTGGGATGCGGGAGGGAGCTATCACGGGGAAGTCCATGCTGGAAGGGATAGGGAATGCCTTCCGAGAGCAGGTGGCTGACGTGGCCCCTATTGATGTCACGCGCCCGTTGAGTGACCTGGACCCCCAGAAGATTGTGCCCTCCACACTGAATGCCCTGACGCCTGCTATTGCCAAGGATGCGTTACGGTGGATGGACCCGGGTGCCCCGCAGGGACGACAAACATCCCCGGCCGCTATCAGGGATGCGTATGCTGGTGGGGAATTGGATGAGGGAGCTGCATGGTTGACGGGAGGCTGGCCCCCTTACGGTGCCAAGGGTGTGGCTGCCCTGGGACAAAGCCTAATCCCAGCTGGGCCTTGGGGGGCGGGACGTACAGCCTTACCACCCAAGCCTGTACCAGCTGTCGACTTGTTTGGGGAGCAGGACTTTGACCCCTTCAAGGCCCCACTTCCTATCCCTTTTTCCGATCGGGACCTGACACGTGGATGGGGAGAACCCAGTGGGCGTCATACTTTGCACCCTCCTACGCATGATGAACGTGTAGCCCTGGACCGTAAAATTGGTGCGGGGCCTGAGGGGCTCCCGACTGAAACAGGGTTCATGACTGGGCTGCTCCGGGCCCTTGAAAATATAGGGACCCAGACACTGTTTCCCACCAGTGGGATGCAAGAGGCCTGGACGCCGTATGGGACCGACCCTGTGCTGCGTGAACCCACACAGTTCGGGGCAGACTATACAGCGGAAGGGGTACGGCCTGTGGCCATGCAGCCTCCGAGCGCCCGCGTCAATATCACAGACCCAGAGACAGGGTTGGATCGTCCACTGAAAGGGATTTCACCGACTGGCCAGGCGCTGATACGACAGCGTCGGGCAGCGACCCAGAATGTTGATCCCTACCTTGATATCCAGTTTGTGTTAAACAATCCTGCGATCTTGGCACAGTATGAGGCACAGCCCACACCCCAAGCCAAGAAGCTCTACCTCTTGAGTATTCTGGAGGCCCAGCAGCCTGACCCTGTTGGCCCAGCCATTGGGCGTTTGTGGGGTGGGCGGTAGCCATGCCCGATAACGGATGGGCTGAGTACCAACAGCTAGTCCTGGCTGAGCTCAAGCGGTTGGACGCTGGGATGCAGCATCTCCAGAAGGATGTCTCCGAGATTCACCTGGCGGTAGCAGTACTCCGTACCCGAGCCGTCACGTGGGGGGCAGTCGGAGGCCTGGTCACGTGGGGGATTGGGCTCTTGGCAGCTTCGCTCCTTTGATATACTACAGAGGCTCAGCCTTCGCCAGGGTGGGGTGTCGAAGACGGTGTCGTACGGGGCCCCTGACGCGCACTCCACCCACTCTTTAGCGGCACAATCCGCACCCCATACACCGCACTCAAGGCAGCCAGGACCCCGGCCAGGAAGGCGGCCCCCAAGGTAGGGTAGGGGTAGGCGTCAACCCCCCACACGGCAGCCCCCACCAGGCCTACCATCAAGACATTCGCTCCAAGTTGTGTCAGCATCTTAGTCTCCATAGAGTTTCATTGCGCCCCACGCTGGACCCCACTGAGCCTCGACATCAACGGCAAGGTGTGTGCCCATGCGCCATTCAGGGGGGAGGGGAAGCCAGGTCACAGGTTGCTCCATGATCTGGCGTACTTTGTTGATGATGTACGGGGCCTCGGCTCGGGGGCATTCCCCTACCAAGGAGTCGTGGATGAACAGGCGGAGGGATTTGAGGGCACTCGGGGAGTGCTTGGCCACCGCACAGACCGCACGCCGTCCGATCGCAGCGGCTGCATGTTGTGGGTTGAAGGCCACCAGGGCCTTGGCCGAGGGGCCATAGGTCCAGGTCCAGCTGTCATCCGAGACACGGGTCCAGGACAGCACGCGGAAGTACCGGTGAATCATGCCCGAGGGGTTGCGTACCCACCCTGCCCCAGCGGTGATGCCCAGCCCAGGGTCATGCCCACTCTCGGTCCCGTCCACACTGAGGCACAGCCCTTGTTGCCAGGTGGTAATCTCTGGGAAGAGTTCATCGTAGAACTGGAAGAAGGCCTTGATGTCCTTGACCGGCACCACCCGGTTGAGTTCCTTGAGCAGCACCTCTTGTGCCTTGAAGGGGCCCATCATGTAGTGGTGCCCATGCACTAGCCGCTTCCGCACGAAGCGTTCTCTGGGGAACTGCCGCTTGAATTGTTTGAGGCTGGCCCGCAGGGTGTCATCATCCCACTCCAGCTGGGGCAGGTCAGTAGCTGGAATTTTTTTGTCCAGGTGATGGAGGGCATAGGCGTTGACGTAGTCGTGTACCCCCATACGGGCCAAGCGAATGAGCTTGGGGCTGCGCGCAAAGTAGCCCACAAGCAGGGCTTCGATGCCGGTGTAGTCCAGCTCCCAGAACACGGAGCCCTTCGGGGCCACGAAGATATCCTTGACCAGTCCTTGCAGCCCACCTCCGTGGGGAATTTGTTGCAGGTTGGGGTTCACCATCGAGGTGCGTAAGGTGTCTGGGTTGTTGGTGATGGTGGGGTGGCACCGTCCATCGGCATGGACCGGGAGTCCACCGACCACCTGCCCCGCATCGAGCTTCCCGATGTAGGTGCCAGCGAGCTTCTGCACCTCCCGGTAGTCGAGGATGAGGGGGTAGAGTGGGTCGTCAGGGTGACGTAGCAAGAGGGCACGCAAGGCACTCTCATCCGTGGTGCGCTTCCCCTTGCGTCGAATGGCTTGGTGCTTGTGGAAATCCTGCCAGCGCTGGATGTTCTGCCAGCTGGCAACGAAAGGTTGGGGGACCTCCCATTCGTCAGTCGGGATAATGATAGGCTCCAAGCTGAGGCTAGGGTCGTGCCCTAAGCAGGGATGGTGTAGATTTAATTTGCCAGTCTTACCACAGGCAGGACAGTGCTTGGCTTCGGTAGCTCCGGTAACCAGATGCCCTGTCGGGAACTTGGCTCGGGCCTTGGCAACCTGCTTGAACCGTTTAGCGGTGCGAAGATTGTCCGGGATGATGTCCTGAATTTTTGTGTTGAGGGCAGTCAGCTGTCGGTCCAGGGTTTCGGCATGGGTCTGGCGGAGGGCTGCATTGACCGGCATCCCGGCCTGCTGCATGCGCTGGAACACTGGCTCACACTCCACGATTTGTTCTTGGTAGAGGTCCCACATCCCCACGGCTTTGAGCAGGTCCCATGCCTTGAGGGTGATGCGGCGTGCTGCGTCACTGTCGATGGCGTTGTAGTACGACGGGTGCTGGCGGCTCAGGTGCTTCCAGCGTGGCTGATTGTCCAGCAGCAGGGAGGCCGCAAAGCCCAGGCTCTTGGGTAGGTCAGAGTGCAGCACGTGCCATGCAATCATCCCGTCGTAGACCGTGCCGTTGATGGTGTAGCCTTTGGCGCTCAGGCGGGGGCAATCGAAGGCGGCGTTCCACACAATCTTTGGGTTTGGGGAGGCCAAGACCGCAGCAATGATGGGTTGGGTACGCCGTGTCACGCGCAGGCTCAAGGCTTTCCCAGGCCGCGAGGCAAAGCTGATACGTGTGATGGGGCCGGTCGCCTTGAGGTCAAGGGCGTCCTCATCCCTGGCCTTGTCTGAGGTTTCAATGTCAAAGGCGATAGGGGTGGTGGGGTCACGCAGCTCATGCTGTGTCCACCGTGTGGCTGCACTGATGGTCGGGTCGAGGACATAGGTAGTGGTGGCCCGGTGATACCCGGCGGTCGTGATACGCATGGCCAGCTGGAGGTCATGGATGAGGACTGCTTCGAAGTTAGGGTTGCCTCGCAGGATGTAGCTTGGGTGCACCGAGGGGAGGAGCAGATGGTTACGCCAGTAGGAGACATAGCCTCTGGCATCAATGACAGACCCTTCGGGTTTGAACTGGCGCAGGGCGGTGTTCCCTAGCGGGACAATGACCCGAGGGCGGAGGGCTTGAATGGCTGGGTACAGGTGGGTCTTCCAACACTTGGCTAACGCCTTGGGGATGGCAGGAAGATTGATGTCATTATGGGGTGGGCGGCACCAGAGCGCGTTGGCGAGGGAGAACTGACTGCGCTCAAACCCGGCACGGGCAATGCAGTCATTCAACACTCGACCGGCTGGCCCCACGAAGGGCCGACCGGCCTGCGCTTCTTCAGCACCGAGGGCCTCGCCGACGAGGAGGACACCAGCGGTGCCCTCCCCATCGAGAGACATAAACCCTTGGCCTGCGTTATCGAGGGGACACCCTCGACAGGCATCAGGTTTGGTGTGCACTACGGTCGGACGAAGTAGAAGATGTTCGCCCGTGCCGGGACCTTTTTACCAGAGGTAGGGCTGACCACGTAGGGGAGTTTCTCCCCAGGCTTCTCGGGGTTATCGGGGAAGTCCTGATAGTTGTTGGCCAGGACCTCGGAGGCATCCTTGTCCCAACAGCGCCACGAGACTTCAGCTTCGAACAGGCAGCCTGCCGTGGAGCGCACCGCATCCATTGCGGCGTCCACATCATTGTCTGCCAAGGGTTCCAGCTGGCAGGCCTTGAGGTAGTCGGTCAAGCGTGAGCCATTGCCGCTGCGCTTGGGCTTGAAGCTGGCCTTCACGTACCGGATGGAGGTGTAGTACCCCTCGGGGGCGTCCTCGATGTCGAGGTCCATCTCCACGCCGAGGTAGCCCTCATCTTCGATGAAGGTAAACTCAGTCGGAGCCTTGAACGTGTAGCGTCCAGCGGGTACGGGGC